CAAGAAGGCGACCGTACTTACCCATACCGCCAACCAATTCAGTTCTGACAGAGAGTTCATCGTCACCAGCAATTGCTCCTTCTAGTTTTTCTTTCATCCAGTTGGTAGCATCTAGTCCCAGAGCTTTCTCCTCAAGGTTTCTAGTTCTCTTCTCTGGCGTATCAACTCCAGCAACTCTAACTCTTTCTTTCTTGTATAAATCAAACCCGAGGTCAATAGTGACATCGATAGTATCGCCATCAAGAACACGATTGATCTCCGTCACTCGGAAGTTGTAACAGCTCTTCCTGCTCGGTGGTAACATCTTCCCCATCTTCTAACTCTGCAAATGCTTGTCGTAGTATGTATATAACTACAAACAATGCTCCAGCAACTGCAAGTATTACACATATAATTACTGACCACACAGGGTCATTAGCATTATCAAGTGGACGCAATAATAAATTCATCTTTTACTATCAAGATTAAAACTATAGCAGAATTTCCTGCTTAATGTTGTCATTGTTTATATTGTTCATCTCCTTAGAATTTGCTGCAGTTACTATTCCTAATAATGTAATTGCAGCCGCAACAACAGCACCTGCACCCCAAACCCATTTTTCAAGTTTACGAACTCTCCCACGAAGTTCCTTGACCATTTCACCATCAGATGTTGGACCTTCTTTTTCAAGTTGTTCAACTCTATGTTTCAGAAGTGCTATCTCTTGATCCTGTTGAGCATCTTTCAATTCTATCTGATCGGGCATTATTTAACTCCTTGAATACCATATTCATAATTGTATATATGCAATTACATTCTATTACCACTATCTGCAGAAGGTATTAATTGATATGCCATTTTGTCTCTCAAATTATTAATACACTCTTCATCATATCTTTTAAAATTGCCTTTCTTCTCTACCTTTTTATAGTAGTGAAGTGCATTTAAAATTATTGTGTAGTCTTCCATATCCAATTCAAAATTCATTAGCAGTCATTAAATATAGAACCAATAGTAGATCCTGCTTCAGATCCAATCTGACCACCCAAAAGTGATACCCAACCAGCTGCTAACCACCCAACATATGGGATACCAATCACAGCAGGAACACCAATACCAGCAGCAATACTAGTTCCTGCCATTGCACCTTGACTCCGTGCTCCAGCGTCCGCCACGATACACTCTATTTCTTTTGCAGACTTTCCCTCGCCGTCTCCTACGGCACCTCCTATATTTCTAGTACCATCCATAGTGTATTGGTCTTTGCGCCACTCTTTGCGACTCTCACTACCACCCCCAAAGAATCCTTTTTTGGTTTTATCTGAAGATAATGATCTTTGTGACTCAAGAACAGCAGGATCGTTTGCTTTATATTCTATAATATAACCTTCTTTATCTGCCTCTACTTTATATGACGAATAATCGCCTGCAGGAAAGTTGATGACTGGATATTGTGGTCCTCTAGATTTTAGTAGGTGACCTAATGCTCCAATATGTGCGAAGGCAATAACTCCTCCGATACTAAGAGCACACAATTTAAAAGTAGAGTTTGCCATGATTACATTTTATATGTATCATCAGACTTCGCAGGTGCCTGTGTTATTTGTACAGGTGCTTGTTCAATTCTGATCGTTTGTGCGGGTGCAGTTTGCGCTGCTGCGGCAATTAATCTTTCCATATCTGCTTTACTGATACCACCACCATTTCCACTACCTTCTCCTGCTTTCTTCGCTGCCTGAACACCAAAAGTCGCAAGCACCCCCGTAAAGACGCTGGCTATGAAAGTTGGATCGAGTTTCTGTTCAGGAATACCCAATGCTGGTGGAAGTTTGATATATGCCAGAGTGAGTATTCCACCACTCCAAACAAGGATACCAAGTCTCACAAAAGTAGACAGAATAGCAAGTTGTTCTTCCTTGTCGTCTGCTGCCTCCTTTAATTTTCCTAGAATACCCTTTTTCTTAGGTTCGTCTTTTTTGACTTCTTCTGGCATTGAAAGGAAGCATGGCTCTTATATTTATGGTTCAAGTATCTCTACAGAGATATTTGATCCATTTATTTCATTATATTTTTGGCAAAGAACATCACTTCCTTGATGTTCCCATTTATGATATGCACTTTTTAAATTTTGAAGGTAATCAGTTCCACCGCAACCTACCATTTCGTCGGCAACGATTTTCTTGATTAACACATGTCTTGTTAAATGTGTCATATGTAAAAAATAGTTTTCCAACAACAAATCCCAACATAGTACGACTTAGAGGGATTAATTCAAAGGATTTGTCTTGGGTTATTTTTCTAATCTATTGATAGAGAATGATATTATTTAGTAATGTAACCTTCTTTGACTAGGTATTTACGGGTCAATGGAGTAGGTTCATAAACTTTCCACATATCACCTGCAGCACATGCCTGAAGTGCCTCCATAGTCATGTTTTCAGTACGACCTGCCCAACCTGCTTCTGCTTCCCAAGGTAATGCTGACTTAGGATAAGTGCGTTCTGCCAATACACGCCAGATCATAGGAACTTCATCCTCTGGCATAATAATAGCAATGAGTGAGTTATCAATCGTACCCGCCATACAATCTTGTGCAGCGTGCCATCCTTCATGACGCATCACTTGCATCAGATATGCAGTGTTACCCATATGTTCTTTATTCAGGAAGAAGTTATTACTAACGGTATGATAAACACCACGATGTCCTTTAGGGAAATACTTAGATTCTGCTAAAAACACCCCAACTCCAACTTTCTCTAAGGCGACAAGCATTGTATTGAACTCGTCAGCAACAATATCAAAATTACTATTAGGATAAGTATTAGCAATAGTTGCTATACTCTCAACTTTATTAACTCCATCTGTACACTCACGAAGTAGCATACACCCCATAGAGTCCATAGTATTATAACCCTTGGTTATTTTAGAGTCATTCGCAAAAGCAGGAGTTCCCAGGGAAACTGCTGTGAGAATAGCAAAGATAGTTTTAATCATATTTCAAAAAATTTGTTGTAAAGAGCAGAAGCTTCTAGATGCTTACCATGATTAGTCAAATACTTAATCTTATCAAGAATCTTTTTTTTTAAAAACTTTAGATAATGCCTTCATCTTTATCTCCTATGTATTCTAAAGAAGTTACATCAATGTTTTTATCTTTTGGATTCATCCACTCTTTAAATTCACAGTGGACAGCATATGCATTGTCAATATCATCCTCACAAAGAAAATGAATTCGTTCTATTACATAATTATGTATCTGGATTAGGTTCTCTTGTAAAGTTACCATAGTCCTTACGCATATAGCGACCTAGAATATTACTATTATAGTAGGCAGGACTCCCGTCGTCAAGTGCCTCAATTAAAAATATTTTCAGTATAAATAGTTTTATGGTAGAAAGTATTTTTATGTCTTGGAGATATAACGGAGAAAACTTTACCGAAGCACCCAAAGGTATAGAAGGATTTGTTTATCTCATAACAAACCTAACAAATGATAGGAAATATATTGGTAAAAAATCTTTTTGGACAAGAAGAAAAGACAAGAAGACTGGTAGAAGAAAAACAAAGGAGGGTGATTGGAAAAAATATTTTGGATCTTGTGATGAATTAAATGAAGATGTAAAACTTCTTGGTGAAGATAAATTTTTGAGAGAAATACTCTACCTATGTCCTCATAAAAAATCAATGTCTTATTATGAAACTATGGAACAATTTAAAAGAGATGTTCTAATGACGGATGATTATTATAATACAAATATTGAAGGAAGATTTTTTGTGAGTGAAAGAACTGCAATTTATGAGGTAGTTATGAGAAACGATAAGTTCTGCGATATGAGAAGTGAAAAGATGAAAGATAAATCATATAATCCAGTATATAGACCAGAAGTTCGTGAGAAGTTTAGTAAAATGTATTCTGGTGAGGGAAATCCTATGTATGGAAAAAAACTTACCGAAAAGCATAAAGAAGCACTCATAACATCAAAAAATGTAAAAGTGAGTGATGGAGAAAATACTTGGGAAAGTGTTGTATCTTATTTAAAAGAAAAGAAAATAGGATACCAAAAATATAAGAAACAATTAAAGGAAGGATTAATCTTTATTGTTAATTAATTCTATTATGGATTTTGGATTATTATGACTTATTGGTAATAAGATAAACAAAGCCAAAGTAGTTCCCAATAGCATCAGAGTCAAAAGGTTCATTATTGTATATCCAAGAATTCTCATAACTCATGATATAGTATCTTATGAGCTATTATTTATCTTTAACCGGGACAAACCTAGTCTATAGACATTTAAGCATTTAGTCAAGCCCCTTGATAAATACTCAATAAAGAGTTATACTGATGTCTATCTACGTCAGAAATTTAACAATCAATACACATTCTGACTTTTCAGAAAATCTTGAATTGTTTCAAACTGGTGGTAACAGAACTAATTTAACTGGATACACTGCCCAGTCTCAAATGAGAAAGCATCCAGATAGTTCTACTGCTCATAGTTTTGTAATCGGTATTACTAGTGCTATTGATGGTGAACTTACATTATCAATGAGTGATACTACAACTGCTGATATTAAGCCTGGAAGATATATGTATGACTTGATGTTAATTAGACCTAATGGTGATAAAACTATCGTTGTGGAAGGTATGGTGAATGTAAGATCAGGAATTTCCGTTAACTGTCCTTAAACATGGCACAACAACCAACTTTTATTGTCGATCTTCTGATTTATGCAGGAACCGACTTTACTCAAACATTCGTTTTAGAAGATACATATTCTAACTCACCATTAAATCTTACAGGATATACTGCCTGCTGTTCTATGAGGCGTTATCCAACTTCAAGTGTCGCTGCATCGTTTAATATTGATTTCTCTACAGATAGAGAGACTGGTAGAGTTGCTATTGAAATGACTAGAATAACTTCTGCTACATTAAAGGCAGGAAAATATTTTTATGACCTCATACTAAAAGATCCTTCAAACGAGAAAACTAGACCCGTTGAAGGAACTATTACTGTAAAGAGACCGATTACTCGCTAATTATTTGCGAATGTTCAGATAATACTTTTTACTTGAACGATATGGTGCTGCCTTTTCATAGGTCTGCCACCATGCAGGACCACTTGGACCAGCAACTGGTGTAGTTTTTTGTGGTGTATTTGGTTTTCCTTTTGTTTCTGGTGGTTTTTCTGCTGGTGGTGGTGGTGTGGTGTTGGTGGTGGTGGGGTCTGAATCGTTATTAGAGTTATTAGATAAACTATCTATAGCATCTTTACCATAATCAATTACATCCTTTCCACCAATAAGTGCTAAACCAGCACCAGCAGCTGCAAGACCGCCTTTTGCACCAGGTGGAAGTTTATTAACACCTTTTTTTACTTTATCAGCACCCTGCTTTACTTTCGTCTTTACTTTTTCAGTTGTTTTTTTAACAATACTGGGTGGTCTACTTCCAGTTATCTTTGGATTACCAGTCTTTGGATTAATACCTCTAATTCCTCGTGTAAGGCGTTGGAGAGCCTTCCCAATCCATCCCAGACCAAATTTCTCACATACTACTGTTAAGTCTGGATTACTATAATCAACGCTCTCAGTGAGCGTCAGAGACCCTAGAATGCCGTCTACTTGATCCTGGTCCTCAGAGTTCCAAAACTCTACAATCTCTTCTACAGAGAAGTTATCCTTCAGCATCGCATCGGTAATGCTAAGGAAGTGCTTTTGTTCGTCGGTGTAATTGTAATACATGATAGTTGTTTCCTTAGATTACTTAGTTCCTGCTGCAGTCTTTTGTCTTGCTTTCTTTTTCCTTTCATATCTAGTCTGTCCCAGAACCCAATCTGCTAAAGAAGTTCCTGCAGAATAACCACCGATAGCACCAGCAGTTCCAAGTACAGCAGATCCTATACCACCGCCACCAATAGCACCAGCAAGTCCACCCAATGCACCACCAGCATATCCTAAACCAGTTCTAAACAAAGATTTAGCACCTGCTCGTTTGTCGCTGTCCCCACTCTTCTTATAATCTTTGTAATTTGTATATGTATCATAACCAGCACCAGCAACACCTAATGCTCTACCACCAATTC